TGGAGGTAACTCTTTTGCACGTTTAGACGAAGAAGATTCAGACGGAGATATTCCTATACTAGGATTAACAGGTGCTGGCTATTGGGACTTTAGAGAGTTTGGTGGCGTACCAGCAGACAAATCTAGTAACAGTAATCAGAGTGATGTTAACTTTGTTGTACCGAGTACAGCTGATTCAGGCAACATGTACACAGTTATAGCAGAATTCCAAAAAATATATTAGAGGTTTAGATGGCTTATTCAGGCACACAAACCTTTAATCTCTCAATAGAAGAGATAATAGAGGAAGCATTCGAAAGATGTCAGTTAGAGACTCGCACTGGTTATGATTTAAAAACAGCCAGAAGATCTCTTAATTTGATGTTAGCAGAGTGGGCAAATCGTGGTTTAAATTTATGGACCATCACATATGCAACACAAACGTTAACTGCTGGCACTAATTTTTATGCTATTGATCAAAAAGTTGTAGATATTATTGATGCCGTTGTGACTACCACAACAGGTGCAACTTCTAATTTAGAAGGAGATAGTAACACCACAGACGTTGCTATGAATAAAATATCTAGAACAGAATTTATTAATTTAAGTAAAAAAGAAAACTCATCATCTGGAGATGCAAGACCTACACAATTTGCTTTAGTTCCTGGTACAGTAACAGCAGGTGGATCTACTAGTAGTGGTAGACCAGCAAATGATATGACTTTGTTTTTATATCCCAGCCCTGATAAAGCATACATATTCAAATATTTTTATCTTGCTAGAATAGAAGATGCAGGAAACTACACAAACGAAGTTGATGTACCTTTTTATTTTCTTCCTTGTTTGACTGCCGGTTTGGCATACTATATAAGTTTGAAAAGAGCACCGATGTTAAGTGCAAACTTAAAAGCGGTGTATGATGATGAATTTAAACGTGCTAGTGAAAATGATAGAGAAAGGGTTTCTTTTAGAATTGAACCAGCACGGGCGTACATACCATAGGAGGTCATATGCCGAAATGTGAAATATGTGGTCATACATGTCATTGCATCGTAGATGGTTCATGCACTATCGATAGATGTGATTGCGGTGACTGCACATGTAAAAAGGAGGACTAATGAGCAATAGAAACCATAACACACAAACTGCTAATCCTAGAGAAGGAGATAAAAGCGGTATAAAGTTTGGTAGAGGTCAAAATAATATACCTAATCCTGTTGAAGCTGCTGCTGTTACCACAAAAGGTATTGCACCTGCAAAGGGTAAAGCTGTAGATATTACAGTAGAAAAAGGTAAAGTGACTGGAACTAAACTAGGAATGGGTGCCGCTACAAAAGGTGGCAAGTATACTTGGAGCTAATAAATGTCTTACGCAACAGGTAAATATGCTAAGTTTATTTCTGACCGTAGCGGTATGGAATATCCATACAGTGAAATGGTTGTGGAGTGGAATGGCGCACGTGTACATGAAAGTGAATACGAACCAAAAACACCGCAAGATAGACCTAACAAACATTCACCTGATGCGATAGCCTTACAGTTTCCAAGACCAGCAAGAGAAGAACCAGCTACAGAAAGACTACTACCTTTAAATCCATTTAGATTTACAGCTTCTAGCACAACTGTATCTGTGTTTGAACCAGGACACAAAAGATCTACGGGTGATACTGTGAGATTTAGAACTGTTTCTGGTAATTTGTTTGGTGCTTCTGAATCAGAAATAGAGGTATCAACAGGTTTTAGTATAACAAAAACAGATGATGATATTTATACTTTTACAGTGACAACTGCACCATCTACCACTGGTAGTGGTGGCGGAGGTCAAGCATCGGCTGGTCCAGTAACGGTGAGTAACTAATGACTACATACGCAGAACTAACACAACAGATTTTAGATTACACAGAAACTAGTAGTGATGTGTTGACATCTACAATCACAAACGATTTTATTGAACACACAGAAAATAGAATATTGAAAGAAGCAGATCTTGATGTGTTCAAATCACATCAATCAGTTACACTTGTAACAAGTAATCCCTTTTTATCATTACCTGGTGGAACGTCACCAGATCCTACGTCACTTGCTACAATAAGAACTGTACATATATTTCCTGCATCTGGAACACCAACAAGAGATTTTTTAGAACATCGCGACATAAGTTATATGAATGAATATTGGCCAGACAGAACTGCTACAAGCACACCGAAGTATTGGTCATGGTGGGATCACAATACAATATATCTTGCGCCAACACCTGATTCAGCGTATAACGTGGAATTAGGAATTACTAGATTACCAACAAGACTGTCTAGTAGTAATACAACCTCATGGTTGGGCAACAATGCTCCTATGGCTTTGTTGTATGGATGTCTTGCAGAAGCCTTCAAGTTTTTGAAGGGCCCAGCTGAAATGCTGCAATTATACGAACAATCTTATCAACGTGCTATGCAAGAACTAATAGTTGAACAAACTGGTAGACATAGACGAGATGAGTACATGCATGGAGAACTAAAGTTCCCTATGCAGTCTGTTAAAACAAATACTAGAGGAGAATAAACATGGCTATAACACAAGCTGTATGCACAAGTTTTAAACAAGAATTACTTGTCGAAGGACATAACTTTACTAATGGACAAGACACTTTTAAAATTGCATTGTACACAAGTTCTGCCTCTCTAGATGCTTCAACCACTGCTTTCACTACATCTAACGAAGTATCCGATTCAGGATCTTATTCTTCAGGTGGAGGATCATTAACCAGTGTAACACCAACAACTTCAGGTACAACCGCTATTTGTGATTTTGCTGATATATCTTTTACTTCAGCTACTATCACTGCAAGAGGGGCTATGATTTACAATAGTTCTAATTCTAACAAAGCAGTTTGTATTTTAGATTTTGGTGGAGACAAAACATCTACGAGTGGAACATTTACAATCCAATTTCCTGCAGCTGATGCAAGTAATGCTATTTTAAGATTAGCGTAGGAGTATAAATGGCATTAGTCATTAATGATAGAGTAAAAGAAACAACCACTACAACTGGTACGGGTGCCGTATCTCTTGCAGGTGCTGTAACTGGCTTTGAAACTTTTGCTGCTGGTGTAGGTAACAGTAATACAACATATTATTGTATTTCACATCAAACAGCAGCTGAATTTGAAGTAGGTCTTGGCACGCTAGATGGCGATAGTTCTGACCTTACACGTACAACTGTAATATCTTCTTCTAATAGTGATAGTGCTGTTGATTTTGCAGCAGGAACAAAAGATGTATTTTGCACGATACCAGCTAGTAAATTAATTTTTGAAGACGCAAACAACGATGCAACCATAGGACGTAACTTAACTGTAACTGGAGATTTAACTGTTACAGGTGACGACATTACTTTAAACACAAACACAAGTGGTGCAGCTCTTATTGGAGATGGCACAAATTATAACCCTGTTGCAATATCAGGAGACATAAGCATAGCTGCAAACGGAACGGCAGCAATTGGATCTGGTGTAATTGTAAACGCAGATGTAAACTCTTCTGCTGCCATAGCGATGTCTAAGACTGCTTTCACTGCAGGCACAGGCGTAACTTTATCTACTAACACATTAAACGTAGATGCTGCACAAACGGGAATTACATCTTTATTAGCAACAGATATTAAAATAGGTGAAGATAACGAAACAAAAATAGATTTTGAAACTGCAGATACAATTAATTTTTATGCAGGAAATGAAAAACAATTAATATTAACAGACGGTGCTTTAACACCTGGTGCTGATAATATCCTAGATCTTGGTAGCTCTAGTGTAGAATTTAAAGATGCATTTTTTGACGGCACTGTAACAGCGGATGCTTTTGCAGGACCTTTGACAGGTAATGTCACTGGTAATGTATCTGGAACTGCTGCTACAGTAACCACTGCTGCTCAATCAAATATTACTTCTCTTGGCACACTAACAACACTTACTGTTGATAATATAATTGTTAATGGAACAACAATAGGTCACACGGATGATACAGATTTAATTACTTTAGCAGATGGTATTGCAACTGTAGCAGGTGAAATATCCGTAACTACATTAGATATAGGCGGCACTAACGTAACATCTACTGCGGCAGAATTAAACATACTTGATGGTGTAACAAGCACCGCTACAGAATTAAATATCATGGATGGTGATACATCTGCTTCATCTACAACTTTAGTAGATGCTGATAGAGTTGTTACCAATGATGCGGGAACGATGAAGCAAGTAGCTTTGTCAGATGTAAAAACATATTTAACAAGTGCAGGGTTCTCATCAGAAGATCCCACTGCCCTTGCAATTGCGCTTGGTTAGTAATATAAAAGGAGGATAAATGGCTAATACTTTTAAACTTGTAACGAAAGCAAATGTGACAAGTGCTGATGTTATTTATACTGTTGCCGGTTCTACAACAACTGTAGTTCTAGGTGTAATGGTAGGTAACACAACCACAGGTCAAATTACTGCTACAGTTAGTTTAGCTTCAGATACTTCTAGCAGATCAGGTGCAAACAACGAGGCCAATCAAACAGTTGAGTTGGTTACTAATGCACCAATACCTGTTGGTGGAACGCTGGAACTGCTTTCGGGCAACAAGGTAGTAATGGAAGCTACAGATACACTGTCACTGACAGCATCTGGTTCAGCAGACATTGCTGTGTCAATAATGGAGATAACGTAAAATGGCATATGTAGGTAATCCTATAGATACACAAAATACTTTTCAATCTCTTGTAGGCAAGAGGTTTAATGGTGATGGAAGTACAACTGCATTTACTTTAGATGTAGCACCTTCTTCAACATTAGACATTGAAGTATTTGTTGGTAACGTACGTCAAGACCCTAATTCAGCATACACTTTAAGTGGCACAACATTAACGTTTACTGGTGCACCTCCTAGCGGCACAAACAATATTTATGTTGTTCATCAAGCAAAAAGTGTAGGAACTATTGATGTTCCAGACGATATTATATCTGGTAAAACTTTAGTGACATTAGATAATTCTAATGACCATGTATTAATAGAAGATGCCACTGACGGTGAATTAAAAAAAGCATTAATACCTGCGGCTTCATTTGCAGGAATAGATGACCAAACATCATCTAACGATGACCAACTAACAATAACAGACACTGCCGTAGTAATCAATGAAGACTCTGATGACGTGGATTTCAGAGTGGAGTCTAATGGTAATGCTAATATGTTGGTTGTAAATGCAGGTGGTGACAGAGTTGGGATAGGCTCTGACCCAGATTTAGGTTCAGGTTTACATATTAAAACATCTGACACTGGAGCAAGTGCGGCAGGCGGCATGGATGAATTAGTTATAGAAAATGGTAGTGCTAACGCAGGGTTAAGTATACTAACTGCTACAGATGGTGTAGCTCGAATAGCTTTTGGTGATTCTGGTGATAATGCTATTGGCGGAATAGATTATGACCATGGTTCTAACTATTTAAGATTTAACACGTCAGGTAGTGAAAGAATTCGTATTGCTAGTGATGGAGATATTTCTATAGGAACTACTTCTAATGAGGCACAACTTCATGTTGAACATGACGCTTCTAATATTGATGGGGGATTGTATAATTGTAGTAGTGGGTCTTTTAGTCAAAATGTTTTAAAATTACAATGTTCAAGAGACACTAATAATGGAAGTTATGGTATAATTCATGCAAGA